GGTGTAGAACTGACTTGTGTTTTTGTTGCCCAAGTGTAATGACTATCTTGGTGTTCTATTAATGATAAACCTATCGTGTAATCTTCGTTAAATGTTATTGCAATAACTCTAAAATTTTTAGAGGAAAAACCTAAAGAAGAATGTGTGATTGCTACTATATCTCCAATAGCTAAATCATATGCATCAAATGAAACATTTATACTTAATAATAATGATTCTCTTGATCTTCTTAAAATAACTTCTGCTAATTCTTCAGCTTGATAAGGACTTGTTATAGTTTTAAAATCAAATCTTCCTTCAAGTAAAAATCCACCATCAGCAGTTTTCATGGTTGCATGTTGATCTGCACTTGCTAAACCAGAATCATCTATTGGAGGAAACTGTACTTCATCAACTTGAAAATTTCTATCTGGATTAACAAATGAAACTATAACTCTGTTGTATCTGTCATTTTTGTTTGGAGAAGATAAGCTATAACCACCTATTATATCATCTTCATTTAAAGTAATAGAAGCTGTGCCTGTTGTTTCAATAACTAATTTATATTTTCCAGATGTATAAGGTAAATATCCTCTGCAACCTTTTACTAATTCTTTAACATTTTCTATAACTTTTTTTGATGTATCTAAAACTGCATTAGTATCAAAAATATTAATATTACTTGCACCAGAATATGGCTCAACTTGTGTAGCACAAACAACAGAGGCATCATAAAAACTTTGTAAATCTATATCAGTTGTTGCTAAACCTTTTCCGTATCTTTCGTTTGTTAAATAGTCTAATAAACACCATGCTGGATTTGTTGAATAAGCGGCAGATTGTGCAACTAAACTAGCATTATAAGAAACAACTTTTTTACCTTTTATTTTTGCTTGTACTTTTGGAATAGAACTAAATACATCTTGATTCCATTTAAATCTTAAAGCTAAATAACATAGTCCACTTAATTTATGATTACTACCCCATGATGATAATGTAGATAATATTCCAGAAGCTGATTGTCCGTCAGTACCAAAGTGTGGCTCTATTCTAATTAAACTAGCACTATCTTTATAAAAATTACTATCTCCGCTTCCTACTTCTACTTCAGTTCCATCTGTTAAACTAGATGCCCACGTAACTACTTTGTCATCTATTCTTACTTCTTCAATAGAATTTATTTCTCCTTCTGCCATTACGATAGCCATGTATAAATAAGTATTATCAGTTCCAGAAGTTTCTAAAAATACTCGTGTTCCACCAACTAATCTTTCTCCATAAATTACAGGAATATTTGCGTCATTAGATTGTTTATTTAAAAGAACTCCTTTTTCAAAATCATCAAATTCATCTGTTCCAAAATCTGGAATATCAGGTACAGGGATTAACCATGAAATAGCTTTTTTAAATATTTTAACTACAGGCTTAAATATTTTAGTTACTGCTTTAAAAGGATTCCAACCCATTATGCTCTACCCCATTTAATATCTTGAACTGTTTGAGAACTAAAATCCATTCCTACGTCTGTGCTAAAAAATCTTTGTTGTGATGTATTATTAGTTTTACGTCCATTTTTTTTTTCAAAATCTGCCCAATGTGAAACTATATCTAAATTAACTGTGCTTTCTGTGTCAGTTTCTTGTACTGAAAATCCTTCTATTTGACCTTTGTATAATAAAAAAGGATCTGCAATAAGTGCATTAGAATCATTTAAAAATCCTCTATAAATATCTACTGAATCATTTATTACATTTTCATTTAATACAGTTGATATAAATGTTTGATCTGCACCAGATAATGATAATGAAATACTTGATTTGCTTAATTCAGTTTGCTCATCAAAGTTTGATATACCTAAAATAAAATCACTAGCATTGTATGTAACTGAAGCACCTGATACTGAAGATGTTAACGAAAAAGAACAATCAGTGATATTAACAGCACTGCTGAAACCAATAGTGATAAGATGTATTGGTCGTATATCATTAGTCGCTAGTTCCGTCTTTACTGCTGTCGTTAAGCTTCTCGTCATATAATTCGTATGTTGTTCTTATTGTTCGTTCTGTACCTTTTAACATAACATAGCTAAAAGTTCCATTAGGAATAGTGTTTGCTTTTAAATCATTTTTAATAGTATCTATCTCACTTTCATCTACTACTTTTTCTGCAAAAAAATCAGCAGTCACATGATGCCTAATAAGGTATTTTGCCATTAAAGTGCTTCTTCAACGTCTAATTCAAATTGATATAAAATATTACCATCATGTGTTGCACCAACAGAGCCAAACTCTTGAACATCATTAGTTAAATAAACTGTAAAAGCAACATCATCATAAGTAACAACAGCGTTATCACTTACAGCTGAAATTAAAGGTGGCTCAATAGTTACTGTTGCGGCATTAGAAGAAGCGGTTACATCTGAAACAACCATATAAACTTTTGTATGACCAGCAAATGTAATCATATCTCCAGCTTTAAATCTTTGAGTTCCATCATGTGCAAATCCGTCCATAGCAATAGTTGTATCACCTACTGAATGTGCACCATTTACTAATACAGTTCCGTTTTCATGTCCTTTTGCATATTTAAGTTCTGGTGGTGTGATAGTAAAATTTTCTTTACCTGATCTTTGTTTAACAATAAATGCCATCAAAGCACCATAAACTTCATCTCTTTTTGCAGTAATAATTTTTGCAGTAAATCCAAATCTTTGACCATCAATTTGTCTTGTTAATTTTTTACCTGATTGAGATTTTGAAATAATAGTATTTTGTATAGACCTAAATCCCATAGTTTCAAAGCTAGCAGTAGATATTGGAAATGCACCTGACATTAGATTAAAGCCTCTCTTCCTCTTTCATTTACAGCACTATTAATTAATTGAGTTATTGTTCCTCTTGATCTTGATAATAGTTCATCAAATCCAGAAGCATCAACAGTATTAATATTAAAATTAACATTTACTGTACCATTTCCTGTACCTCTAGCTGATTGTGTAATTTGTCCTGTTTGATTTGGTACAAATAATTCTGGTCCACGCTCTCCAACTACGATTGGTCTGCCTTTTGATACTGCACCACCTTTATCAAAAAATGGTAATCCAAAAAAACCACCAAGAAAACCAAATGCTGACATTGCACTTCTTAAAGCCATTTGTTGTTTCAATTTTGTATTTTGTTTGTCTATTTCATTTGTTTTCTTTTCTTCTGTTTTAAAAATAGTTTCTGATAATAATTTTTCTATACCTAATAATGTTATTCTTTCTATAGTTTTAGCAATAACTTCTACTAATATTGCTTGTGCAAACTCTTTGAAACTTTTATTTAAACTTTTACCCAAAACAACTGCTTCTGCTAATCCTGTTGAAAAGGCACCTACACCTTTGTTGATTCCTTCAAAAATAGTTTTTGATATACTAAACTCTTTATTTTGTTTTTTAATCTTATCAAGAACTTCCATTCTTAATGAGTTTTCTGCTTCTACTTGTTTTTTATGTTTAAGATGTGCTTCATGGATATTTTTATATTCTTGTTTTTGCTTTTTAACTTCTTTAGTTTGTTTTGCTAAAGATACATTTACTTTATTTGTTTCAGATAAAATTCTTGCAACTCTATTAAATTTCTCTACTTCTATTTTAGCTATATCTCTTTCAATTTGTCTTTGTTCTTTTGTTTTAATATTTATCTCTAATTGTTTTGGTAATATTAAATTAACTGCATGAATTAAATGTTCATAAGCTGTTGTTACAATATCTACAGCAGTTGCTACAGTTTTAATAGCACCTGATAGAAGTTTAATAGCACCTGTTAAAACAAGACCTATAGCATCTGCAATATCATTAAAGGTTGCTTCGTTATCTTTTATAAATTTATCTAAATCTTGAAACTCTTTTTTAAGTGATGCAAAAAATTCTTTGTCCGCTACTCTTTTTTGATATTTAATTACACTATCTGATTATATAGATAATGTTCCTGTGAATGTTTGTGCAAGTTCATCAGTAGCACCACCAAATCTACCACCTTTACCAAATACACGCTCAAATGCTTTTACAGTTTCTTCAGCTGATACAGTTGCACCAGCAGAAAAACCAAGCATATCTCTAACACCACGTTCTCTGAATATATCAGCACTAGCTATACCAGATGAGAATGCTCTTTGTATTTGTTCACCAGCAGTTTGGAAATCAATCCCTGTTACTGCCGCAACATTACCTGTTATTTCTAAAATTTTTGAAAGTCTATCTGCATCGCCAGCAACAACTGCCAAATTTCCAGATGCCGCTTGAATTTGTTCTAATGAGAAAGGTACCTTTGCGGCAAAGTCTGTCATTACTTGGAAAGCTTTTGCACCCTCTTGAGTACTACCAAATAATTGTTTTAATCTTACTTGTAAATCTTCTACTGTTCTTCCAACGTCAACAAATTGTTTGACAACTAATCCAGCACCAATACCAACCAATGCACCTTTAACAGATAATACTGCATTTTTTAAACCTGATAATCTTCCTCTGATACCATTAAATGCTTGTTTAGTTTTATCTTGTGCAAGAATATTTATTTTTAGATTTTGTGCCATTACTTATGTTTTGCTTTCCTCATTTCAGATTCGTATTTTTCTTGCTCGATCATTAAATAACCTAGCCAATGATTATACTCCCAAACTTCCATTTTTAAAAGTTCAGATAAAGTTATTTTTAACCTATCAGCAACAATAAGTAAATTCTTTAAATTAGGTGTAGAGTTTAGTTTTTTTTTACTTCTTCTGGAGTGACTGCTTGTACCATTGCGGTCGCAATCCTAGACAAGACATCAGAATCTACTTTATACATCAAAGCTAATTTATCTTTAGCTTCAAAAAGCTTCTTACCATCTTTGTCCAAAGCTTTCATAACAAGCACGTCTGCCAAAATACTGACATCGTTCATGTTATCAGATTTTTTAAAAAGAATACTTTTCTCGTAAAGGTTAATAGGATTCCAATAAATTATACTTGGATTACCATCAGCATCTTTCCACTCTGGAACTTCAATAGATTGAATACCCAAAGATTCAAAATGCGATTTAGCACTATCAATAATTGACATAAATTATTATTAGACAGTACCTTTTGTTAATGAACCTGTTCCTTGAAAAGTAACACTTCTTGAAACTATTCCGTCCATAGTATTATTGATACTCATTCCTGTAACAAGTCCTGTTCCTGTGAAACTTTGATCTCCTGATGTATTTCCCTCTGGTAATAATACAAATGAGATTGAAGACCCAGCAGTTAAAGTTTCTTGTTGTGCATCACTTTCGTCATAGTGCATTTCTAATGTACCAGAGAACGAAGTTCTACCAGCTACGAATGATTTAGTTGCATCTGATAATTGAGTATCTTCTACAACATCTCCTGTAGTTTCAATAGTGAATCCTGTCAATTCTCCGATTGCAGTTCCACCAGCAGTTACTACTCCTTCTTTTCCGTGATGTGTTGCCATTTGCCTTTATCCTTTTTCGGTTTAGATTTATTTTCTTCTTGCGTCCAGCCAAGTGCTAAAAAATTATCAAGTTGAGTTTCGTTAATAGTTATTTCGTTCCCATCTTTGTATAATTTAATATCTTTAGCCATAATGCCTTTTACTATTTATCTTCTTCCTCGTCAATATCTTCTTCGTTATTAAATTCATCTAATTCTGGAAAGTCTTCAATATGTTCGTTTTCATTAAATTTGTCTATTTGTTGTCTTGCGTCCATGCAAAGTAGAGAAATTTCATCTACTAATTTTTCAATATTATCTAATTTACTTTCTAATTTATCTATTACTTTTTGTGCTTTCATTATGGTGTCGCCGCTTGATGTTCGTACATTACTCTAACTGTCATTAATACTGCGCCATACGGACATAAACTACCATCGTCTGTTTCTTTAGATATAACTTCTGTATCTAATGCATTACCACCTCTTGTAATATCTGATTCTAATTGTGTTTCAATAGCACTAGCCAGATTGTTTCTTGCAGTATCAATATTATCTTCATTTGTTTTTACATATCCTGTAATACCAAATTCTAAATTAGCAATTCTTGTTTTAGCACCACTACCTAGTTCTTGATCTTCTTTTGTTTCTTCTATTGTTTGAATTAAAACTGCTGGATATTGTTGTTGTGATAATTCGTCTAATGGAAATGGTTGTCTTGAAACTTTTTTAATACTAGGACTACTAACTGCTTGAACAGTTGTTACTAAATTAGATGCTATATTTTCTCTTACGCTCATATGTTTAATCTTCTAATTTCTTTGTTTATAAATTTTTCAAAGTTTTTTTGTATAACACGTTCTAGCTTTTTATCATATCCAAAAAATTTTCTTACAGGAAGTTTGCCTTGTCCTGTTTGGTGCCAAAATGCCTTTGTTGCTTCTCTACCACTTCTAAAATAAACTTGTGCTTTATTTCTTGAAACTACTTTAGAATCTATTGACTGCAACATTTTGTTTGTGTCTTGCAAATCTACTCTTGATTTACCTTTGGCTTCTGCATAGCCACTAGAATAAGCTACAAATGTTTTTCTATTAATATCTTGTCCTCTATCTGTTCTATGCAATATAGCTGTTTTTAAAAATTGACCAGCTTGTTCTAATCCCATTTTAATAATACCTGGAAATTTATGAGAAAATTTAATGTACCTTGCTTGTAAATTTTTTACGTTAGATTTAATTTGTATATTGACTGCCATTATCTGCTAAGTCTTCTAAACCCATGCAATGGCTCTCTTTCATTGCTCACGATAGTTCCATCAGCGTCTGTATCGTATTCAACACCATCCTCTAATATTGATTGCCATTCTTTGTTGTATTCTGACATGTAGTATTCTCCCATTCTTTCAAATCTATCTTTGTCAGCTTCTGGTCTAAACTTTGATAACGCTGGTGCTAAAAATCTTCCAATAAATAAATATACTCCAGCTCTTTCAAATTGATCTAAATTAACTTTTGTATTTACCATTTCCGCAGTATTTAAAACTGTAATATCTGTAAATATGTTTTGTTTATAAACAGGCCGCCACTCTACTCTTAACTGCCTTAAAATATCATTAGTTGTTTGTGCAAAAAAATTAACTGCTTCTGTATCAGTTGAAGCTATACCAAAACCAAATGCATCTGGTTGATATTTAGTTACGTCAGCCGCTACAATAACATCTGAGCCTGTATAATTAGCCATTAATTACTCCAAATAAGATAAGCAATAATTAAAACAACAGGAATAGAAT